CTCCCTACATCCCCAAATGGATTTGACTCACTAAAGTCTATTACTGTATCATCTAAAGTGTCAAACAACTCGTTTTGAGAGCTCTTATCAGATACCATGTCTCCTAATATATAGGACTCTTGAATTAAGAACTCTCCTGTTTCTGAAAGTAGAGAACCAGCAGATGTTGTCATATCACTATCTTCATGTGCTACAAGTTCATCAGTTTCATTTTGATGAATAATACGACCAATATTACCTTCTAATTGTACAGCATTTACTGAGGCTGTATTTGATTCTAAAGTAAATTGGAATTCAGATGTAGATGTACTCAGTGCATCTTCAATTGCATCTATAGTATCTATACCAGTATTAAGTTCTTCAGAACTATAATCAAACAGACGGCATCTTAATTTGTATACAGGATTATTATCCAGTTGAAAGAAAGGTTCATCGTGGTCTACAAAGTTAACTTGAAACATCTTTTTAAGAATAGGATGATATATTGCATCACCCTCAAAAGGACGATCTGAATCTGTTGCATCTGTTTCTGATATAATGTAGAAATCACTTCCTTCTAAGTCCGTAGATGCCTCTGCAAGTGTTCCTGCTTCTAGAAGAACAGAACCACCTTCTTCATCATCAGTTCCCGACTCGATTGTAATCTGTTTTGTTAGTTCTTGAAATCTAATCTTGTTTACAACGAATGTTGCTTCACTTAAATCTTGCAGACCAAACTGATTCATGATTTCTCGTTCACCAGCAAATCCACCCTCTCCATTTTCTATATACATTTCTATCTTAGCTGCATCTTTAAAAACAGAAAGAGAGTCTTCTCCAAAAACACTATCTTCAGCAACAATAGTTCTGTCTATGTAAAAAACATCATGACCGTGTATCTGAATTGCCTCTGCGACCAAATCACTATACAGACTTTGCTCTGTTGCTATTGATGCAACATTACTTGTATGAAAAAAAGAATTGACAGCCATACTCTTACCCTATCATGTAGTTGACTGGCAACTCAAATGCTAATGAAATTTGTTCCTCTAGTCTTTGTTGTTCCTCTAATGCTTGTGTGTAAATGGTTTCACCGTTCATTGTAACACCACCAAGCATGGCAACACCACTAAACTTAGAAAGGTTAGCACCCCACTGTCTTTTAATTAATGATGTTGCATATCGTTTTAGATAGATATCATCAAAGATATCAGTATATGTTGTAGGGTCAAGTTTACGATAGCACTCTATAATTATAAACTCTCCGACAGTCATATCATTCTGCCAATCCATATCAATGTAAAGACGGTTCTGGTGTTGATTAAAACGAATAGGTGTTTCGCCTACAAGGATATGCTCTAGAAAATCTAGGTGTTGCATTGTCTGTTGATAATGCATAATTGAAGTTGAAGAGAAATCATAGAGGTCATTTAGTCTTAATTGATAACGAACATCAAACAGACTGCCTCCACCACCAGTATCAGTGAGAGGAAATACTTGCACAACAGAAACAACCGAATCTGGTACAGGTATAAAACCTTTACCTTCTAACCAATCAGCAGAAATAGTGTTATCAGCTTTATCTGTTACAGAAACTGATGTATTTGTTATACCTCTATCAAGCTCTGCCTGAGTTACCTGATGCTTAAGATACATTCTCTCAATACCATCATAGTGGTATTGTGCGAAGTATTGTAATGCTTCATCTAAACGATCATCTACTTGATCATCAGAAACATTTATATCTATAACACCAGAACCTAAAGCTCTGAGACAATAGGTTTTAAGAGTTGCCTTTGTAGAAGGTACTGCCATAATTTTCCCCTTTCTACATATTTATATGTTTGGAAGTCTGTGTTATCTATTATTGTGCAGTAGCTATTGCGTCTTCAGCACCAAATGGATTTTTAGCCCAAGCCATGTATATATATGAATTTGAAGCCCCAATTTGAGGGTTGTTGTTTCTAGCCATAAATCCATTACTGTATAAATCTATTCTATAATCACTGGCCGTGTTTTCAACAGCGTTTGTATTAACACGCAATTGTTTATCAGCTTGATTGCGGGGCGACCTTGTGGCATCAGTCATCATGTAATCGTGGGCAGCATCAATATTCTTTATTATTACCAATTCGGGAGTAAATCCAGTATATACTACTGGATTCGTATGGCCAGTAGCCCCACCATTGTTGCCTTCATATAGTCCAAACTTACTAAATCCTTCAATTGAAGTCCAAGCAAGAAAGAGATGCACTCCTCCACTTCGATTAGTAGAAGTGTCACTACCTACTGTGAACACATCTGTGCCCATCGCAGTATCATTCCATATGGTTGCATTATCTTCTCTTGCAGTAGTTGTGTTGAATAATAAATAATGATCTTCTGGAGCAGGGAGATTACCTTTATGCTGAACTTTCCAGTGACCATCATTAGCAGCCTCTGACTCTTTTACAACTAGAAAATCTGGTGCTTTACCAAGACCGTGGCCTATCGTAGCCCCACCACTACCAGTGCCAGTATAAGTTCCTATAGAAAATCCAGCAGTTGTGTTTGCACTAACACTACTGTCTATACTTCCATTATCATTGGTACTTGCACTACCTCCAGCTTTCCAACACCATGCTACATAATTTTCTCCATCTGTATTAACTTTTACATCTGTTCCTAATGTAAAACCAGTAGAATCAAAGCTCTTTAAAGTTTCTGCTGTTGTTACAAGTCCAGTGCGAAGGTTCGTAGAGTTGTGTATAGTTGCTCCGCTGAGAACTTGAAACAACATATGAGCATCAGTAGCATCTCTATTTTTAATCCAAACAAAGTCTGGTTGGAAAGCTAAAGAATCTATCTCTAACTCTGCTCCCGTACCTTCATAAAGCACTGTATCAAAGAAAGTTGAACTATCTGAAATTGCGTATGCATTATTAAAGATATTCTCGGCAGTTAGTTCTAGAAAACCAGATGTTGGAGTATCGTTCAAACCAACAAATGTAGCAGTTATGTCTGTAGTACCACTTGTAGCCAATGGGGCAACAAAGAAATGAAGACTATCATGTCCACTTAAATTAGTCGTTGCTTGATGAATTTGTGTGTTATCATCGAAGAATGTTATCTGATCATCGTCAGCATTATATTCAACTCTTATAAGACTTGTTCCTGCCGCACCGGGCCCGGCCACGGCACCACCATCTTTTACAATCTCACCATTACCAATATTGAATGCATAGACATAGCTGAGTCCAGCTCTTACTACATGATTACCTACTTGACATATACCAACTAATGCCCATTTATTTGTACCATTTACATTTGAAGATTGAGCTTCAAAAGCCCACTTTCCTTTTGGCGGCAATGCAATTGTTGACATAGCCCAATCATAAGCAGCAGCATCGTTAGAAGCTTTTAAGTTGCCTTCATCCAACGTAGCAACTGACCATTGTCTTTGAAGAGTTGCAGCATTAACTGTTGGGCTATCAAGAACTCTTGTAACAGTATTATTATTTGTGAAGTCAAAACCGTTACCGCTGGCATCATCTCCAAGATCACCGCCAGTTGCAGAAAATGGTAAATAAAATCCTTTGGTTCCAAAAGTTAGTCCAGCAACATCAATAGGTATCCAAGCACCATTATCTGCAAACGACCCAAAACTTGTTGGGCTATGTTGTGCGCCATCAATGTAGACAAATTCTGCCATGTATCCTTTAAAATCATTATTAGAATTTGCTGGATGCTGACCAATTTTAATTGCATCAGACCCACCAAAATCTTGTTCTGCATTTTGATTTCCAGTGGAGCTTTTTGTAAAATCAGTAAATTCTACGCCATTTATGTATAGTCGGAGCCTGTGATCAGCAGTACCATTTGTAGAATCATGTGACACTGTTAAATGATACCAAGCATTTGGATCACGACAGAGGCCGTTGATGCTTGTCTGCCAATTCCAGACAGGGGAGGAACCAGCAATATACAAATATATCTTACCATCCAGCGCCAATGATGTTGCATCGTAATCAGCACCAATCGTAGTACCTGAGTCTTCATTATAGGATATATAAGCATCGCCTTGGCCAATCAACACTTGCCTAGCAGTAAATTCACAAAATTTTGTCCAAAATGAAATAGTCCATTTTTGTTGATCCCCAGCGCCTGGCGTAGCATTAAGAAACTCATCATTATTTGACTCAAACATAGCACTAAAACCAACATTACGTGCAGCAGGCGGAGTTCTATTTGGAAAAGCACCGAAACCTAAAACTTGATAACCAAAACTCATTGCATTAATCCTTAAGCATCTGTTGCAGCATCAGTGGTAAACAGTAATTTAATACCAAGTAATCTTGCATCACCTGTTTGAGCATCAGCAGAAACATCCCGATTAATTTGAAAGAAGCAACAATCTCCAACAGCAGGAGAACCAGCAATTGTAACCGCTCCACTTTCTACTGAAACCATTAAGTCGTTTGATGTTCCACTATGAGCAAGAGCAGTGGTTGCAACTAATGTACCAAATGCAGTATTAATACTGTCATCACTGGAAGCTGCAATACCACCTAATTGCCACGCAACTGTTCCTGTGTTAGTTCCTGTAACAGTCCAGAAGGGTTGAAAGGTAACTGTTCCCTCATTCCACGATTTAGGAAACGCTATACTAAATTGAGCAAATTCATCAGAACTAGGATCAAAGTCCAAACACTTTAAGTCTGGACGTAATGCAGTTGTTTCTACTTGAGTTAAAGCAGAACATGGATTAGTTGTACTTGGATACATCGCTGCAGCAGGAACCCAAATGGATTCCTTTCCAACAGTCTTAATTACAACACTATTAACCGTTGCAGCAGCAGTTGCAAGGTCTACTTTACCGTCTGCTGCAATTGCAATCGCTCCAGCAGTTGTTGCAGTACCAATCGTGCAAGCATCTTTAAGTAATAGATCATCTGCTAGTGTAACGATACCAGTTGAAGCAATTGAAATTGCAGAGGTTGAGCTTGTAACACCAATTGTTGCAGCATCTTTCAAAATTAAATCATCTACTAGTGTAACGATACCTGTAGAAGCAATAGTGATAGCAGTTGCTGCACTTGCAACACCTATAGTACCACCGTCTTTAATTAGAATATCATCAACGAATGTTACTATACCAGCAGAGGAGATTGTCATTGCAGTTGCTGCACCAGCACTACCTATAGTACCATCATTCTTTACAAGGATATCATCGACAAAAGTAACGATACCAGCGGCTGAAATTGTCATTGCAGTTGGTGCAGAAGCAGAACCAATTGTACCACCGTCTTTAATTGCAATATCATCTATGAATGAAACAATACCAGTTGAAGCAATAGTTATAGCAGAAGTTGAACTTGTAACACCAATCGTTGCGGCATCCTTCAAGATTAAGTCATCTACTAAAGTAACAATACCTGTAGATGCAACTGTAATAGCAGTTGCAGCAGAAGCAACAC